GGGCCAGGGGGTAGCGACGGAGATGATGGTTCTACAGGGCCAACAGGACCGACTGGACCTACGGGGCCAGGTGGTTCGGCAGGTGCTAAAGGGCAAAAAGGTGCTACGGGAGGCACGGGTCCAACGGGTTCAACGGGTCCAACTGGACCGACTGGGCCAGGCGGGTCAGCAGGTGATAAAGGGCAAAAAGGTGCAACCGGTTCAACTGGAGGCACGGGACCGACTGGGCCTACCGGTCCGTCAGGTGGCACGGGGCCAACGGGTGGCACGGGGCCAACGGGTTCAAAAGGGCAAAAAGGTGCAACTGGTTCAACAGGCCCTACAGGTCCAACAGGACCAGGCGGTGGTACAGGGCCTACAGGTGGCACGGGGCCAACGGGTTCAAAAGGACAAAAAGGAGCCACGGGTAGTGGTGGTGGAACGGGGCCGACTGGACCAACTGGACCGACTGGACCAACTGGACCGACTGGGCCAGGGATAAGCACAAGTTCTGACACTCAATTAAACTCTTTAGGGGCAGGTACAGCCGCAAGTGGTACAGCAGGTGAAATTAGAGCAACAAATAACATTACTGCTTACTACTCAGATGAAAGGCTAAAAGAATTTGAAGGTAAGATAGAAAGCGCATTAGAAAAAGTGTTGTCTTTAAATGGTTATTACTACAAAGAAAACGAAGTAGCTAAAGAATTAGGATATGATAATGATAGACGTCAAGTTGGTCTAAGCGCACAAGAAGTTAAAAAAGTGCTACCAGAAGTTATAACAGAAGCTCCTATAGACGATCAATATTTAACAATATGGTATGATAAACTTATACCGCTAATCATTGAGGCAATAAAGGAGTTAGCTGACAAGAAGTAAACACAGGAGGTGTTATGAATCAATTGTGGCAAATGTGGTCAGGTGGAATAGCCCCACAAACTTGCGACCTAATTATAAAAGCTTGTGAAGAACTAGAACCCGTACCAGCTGTAGTTGGGGATGGGGCAAACCTAGAACAAATCAATACAAATGTAAGACGTTCAGAAGTGCGTTGGGCTGGAGATATAAAATGGATTAATGACCTAGTCATGCATTTTGCTAACCGTGCTAATAAAGCAGCTTTTGGTTTTGATATATCTTTTTTAGAAGATATACAATACACCATTTACAATGGAACAGACGAAGGGTACTACGATTGGCATTACGATACATTTTGGGCTAACGCAGGAGCTTTTGATAGAAAACTAAGTGTAACTATTCAACTTAGTAATCCATCTGAATACCAAGGAGGAGAGTTTTTATTAGACTCTCAGTATGAACAACCAAACCCAAATGACTTAAAAACAAGAGGAACCGTTCTAGTTTTTCCTTCTCCTATAACGCATACAGTAAAGCCAGTAACTAGTGGCGTGCGTAAATCTTTAGTAGCCTGGGTAGAAGGACCGAAGTTTAAATGAAAAAATTTGTAATAAATCTTAAACGTAGACCAGATAGAAAAGAACATTTTATAGAAAAGAACCCAACGCTAGAAGACTATACCTTTGTAGAAGCAGTTGATGGGAACGAAGATTTATCAGAATATAAAACAAGACCCGGTTGGATAGACCCTTATCAAAACAGAGGTATTGTTCCTACAGAAGTAGCTTGTTTCCTATCTCATAGAAAAATGTGGGAAAAGTGTGTAGAACTAAACGAACCTATATATGTTATAGAAGATGATGCAATCATAAACACAGACTTATGGGACGAAGAATTTTATGACCACACTATAAAATATTGGGATATGTTGTATTTACAACGCAATGAAAACAAACCTGAGTTTGCAATTAAAATAGGGGATAGATTAGAAAGACCTTGGTACCCATATAACACTACTGCTTATGTTATATGTCCTAAGGGAGCTAAAAAACTTTTAAATACTAATATAATGGAAGACGGTATAATACCTGTAGATGAGTACATACCTGAACAAATCAGAAACGCTAGTCTTATGGCACTTGCCTTACAAGAAGATTCTTGCAACCAAGCCCATACAGATGTATTAGCTTCTGATATTAGAACTGATAGGAGAGATATGACAGTACACGTAATAACCATAGGCACAGATATAACTAAAATGAAAAAGTTATATCATTCTGCATCTAAACACTATATATCTATAAACAATTGGGGTTTTGGTGTGGAGTGGAAAGGCACAGATATGACTGGGCCTGGTGGGGGTATGAAAGTAAACATACTAAAAAAACATATAGCTGATCTTCCGGACACGGATATTTTACTCTTCACAGACGCGTACGATGTTTTTTATTCTGATTCTTTAGTCACAATAAAAGAACGTTATTTAGATATGGGTCATAAAGTTCTTTTTTCTGCAGAAGAAGTATGTTGGCCTGACCCTAGTTTAGGCAATCAATTTCCTTCCGTACATACTAAATACAGGTACCTTAACTCTGGCACGTTTATAGGAGAAGTAGGAGAACTAAAGAAAATACTTGAACATGAAGACATAGAAGACCATCAGGATGACCAATTGTTTTATCAAAAAGCTTATTTAGAAGGTATATATGATATTGGTTTAGATGTAGAGGGTTATATATTCCAATGTCATGAGCCTAATATAACTATGTTAGGAGAACAATTGTACAACCAAGAAACAAAATGTTGCCCGTGTATATATCACGGCAATGGTGGACCCGAAGCTAAAGAGGTGTTTGAACGTATATATAAACAAAGGTATGACGAATCTTCACCTATATTTTCTATGCCTGCTGATACTTTTGAAGTTATAGATAAAGATATGTTACTGATAGATTTTATGACAGAGGCCCAGTGCGCTGAATTAATAGAATTAGCAGAAAAAAATGGAGATTGGAAAAGCTTGCCTAATGATACAACTCCAGCACAAGAACTAAGACTAAAAGAACTTAACCTTTATATAGCTTTAGAAGAACATTGGGAAAAGAATGTTAAACCTATTATAGAAAAATATTGGGACCCTTTAGTAGTCTATGGTGTACGCGACGCTTTTCTACTGCGATATTCACCAGCTACACAGTCAAAATTAAAGCTACACCATGATGCTTCACACGTAACAGGTTCTGTAAAACTAAATAGTAATTATAGTGGTGGTGAATTATCTTTCCCTAGGCAAGGTATAAGCAACGCTGATATACCTGTAGGTAAACTGCTTTTGTTCCCGGGGCAAGTTACGCACCCGCACGAATGTTTAGAGCTAACAGAAGGCGTTAAGTATAGTATGACTATATGGTCACAAAGATACGTGGGTGATATACTCTAAACATGTATACAGATAAAGTATTAACAGTAGATGATTTAAAAGAAATCTACTCAAAAGGCGATTTAAAAAGGCTATATTTAGGTTCTGTAGGGTTTTTTAACAGGGGCACGTACGGCTATCCAGGCATTAAATTAACTTCAGAGCAGATAAACTCTATGGATGAAGACCTTATAGTTAACTATTGGTACAACAAATGCCTTTATCACGTAAAAAATAAGGTTGCTTTAGGTATATCTAAAGACGGTTATCTTGTAAATATAGCTTTGGGTTTTTTACAAAACAATGAATGGCATTTGTGCAATACACTAATAGCCCCAGATAAAGATGGCACGAGGGCGTTTATGCGTGACCCTGAATACCATAACGTTAGAGCACGCACAGAGAAAGAATTAGGTGCGACTATGGCTTATACCTATGTAGATGTAGGTTCACCTATAAATGATTCTATGACTGCATATAAAAATCACTTTAGTCCTATAGAAGAATCTAACGTAAGGAATTGGAGTACGTTAGAACATCTAGGTCAAGTTACTCAAAACTACAGCACTGGCGGTGAAGACTGGGATGGAGTAGAATCTGAGTATAGTGAAACATATGAAAAATATAAAATGGAGTATTACTAATGTCTGGGTTTATAGATAATACCTCTAACATTGATGCAGCTGAAATAGCAGCAGAATACCGTACACCAGAACAAGGTGTCAGTGCTAAATCTAACAGCAATGTAAAGTGGAATGATTATAGAAAAATGACTCCTAGAGCCAATCAGTCTGCTAACTCTATTACTACAGCTGGTTCACAAACCTTACAGGCGCAAGATTTTGGTGGCACTGCGGGCGTAGTACCAGGGGCTACGTCGTTTAGTACAGGGTCAGCCAAAGGAGGGCAAACTAATAGCGTGTCGGGGGTATTTACCGCCGCTGGTTTTGCTGTTATTAATACTGGTTCTGGTGCTAGTAATGCAGTAGGTAATTTTGGTTTAGGGTCTTCAGGGGGCACTAGTGGACTTGATTTAAGCAACGTAGCTAGTTTTCCTAGTGGCACTACCCTTGTGGGTTTTGGTCATAGAGCTGTTGTTGGTGGTACTTTTTTTATAATAACTAGTGGAGCTAGTGCGGCTAGTAACTGGACAACTTGTTACGTTAGATGGTTATACCCAAACGGAGTGCTTACTGTAGGGGGCACTAATTACTACAATCCAACTTATACCCTTAATAGAAGCCAGTTTTCATATGACGGTAGTACTTTTGGAAGTACAGAAACTTGGTCGATTAGTTTTGGGTTTGGGGGGACTTTAGGTACTTCTCCTGTAAGTATATACCCTATGACAATAGAGTTTGCATGATGAATTTATTAAATCCACCAGGGCTACCACCTTGGTCAAAAATATCTAAAAAGCGTAAAGTAGCTAGAGTCTTCTTTATATTCTTATTACCCGTAAAAATACTACTTATGGTCTTTGGCGTGTCGTTTGGCGTTACAGCCATTTTTGGCCTATAATCTCTGTATGGCCACGGTTAAAGAAACATTAGCAAAGATCGAAGCGCACGAGAAAGAATGCAATATTCGATATTCTGCTATCGAAAAACGCTTAGATAAAGGAGATGCTAAGTTTGACCGTATGGACACTAAGTTCACGACGATGATTATAGGCGTGTATGTCCTTATCATTGGGTCTAGCTTTTTATAAGGAGGTACTTATGGCTAAAGCCGAAAAGCAACTACCACAACTAATAAACTTTGATGGTAAACAATACGATATATCTAAAATGACTGACCGTGTAGCTCAACAATTTAACATGTTAGTTAGATTACAAGGCGAATGGCAAGATGCTGATTTCAATTTAAGAAAGGTAGAAGCAGCACAAAAAACAACTGTAACAGAACTGCAAGTATTTCTAAAAGAAGATAACATTAAAGCAGTAGATGACAAAATAATAACACCATGAACATAGAGCAATGCAAAGAAGAAATAAAACGTCACGAAGGTGAAGTTTTAGAAATATATAAAGATAGCTTAGGGTACAAAACATTAGGAGTGGGACACCTATGCCAGCCCAGTGATCCTGAGTATGACTGGGATATAGGCACAACAGTAAGCCAAGAAGTAGTAGATATGTACTATGAAGATGACTTTAATAAACACTTAGCAGAAGCTGTACATGTGTTTGGTACAGACGAAGCATTTTACAGTTTGCCAGAAAACATACAACACGTGCTTGTTAACATGTGTTTTAATCTAGGTGGCACAAGGTTATCTAAGTTTAAGAATATGCTAGAAGCATGTAGAGCCCATGACTGGGACAAAATGGCTGCTGAAATGGAAGACAGCAAATGGTTTAAACAAGTAGGAAGAAGGAGTCTAGAACTACAAGAATCGGTGTTAGGTACTGAAAAGAAAAGTAGATGGCGTATATTAAGATAAATACCTTTGGGGGATTAGCACCAAGGACATCTCCAAGATTATTAAGAGACGATTTAGCTACGGTTGCAAGTGATGTAAACTTAGAAAGTGGCCGTTTAGTGCCTGTAAAAGACAATACAGACCATGTAACATTAAGCAATACCACTAGAAAAAGTGTATTTAAATACACAGACAGTCCTGAACGTTGGCTACAATTTGATGAAGAAGTAGATGTCGTACGTAATCCAATACCTGGAGAAACAAATGACACGGTATATTGGTCGGGTCAGACATTTCCTAAAATGGGTAGAAGTTCTGATATTGTATCAGGGAGTGTGTACCCCGCTGCCGGTTTTAGATTAGGTATACCCGCCCCAACAGCAGCCCCTACTGTAGCCCCAGTGGCTGTAAGATCATTTGATGGTGTTATAGATTTCGTAAATGAAAGTACTACGGCTACTGTTACAACAAAAACTAGTGGCAGTAATGCTGATCACTCCGCTAGTGTAGGTGAGTTTGTTACATTAGTAGGTTTTTCTACAACTGGTGGAGTAACTGCTGAAAATATAAATGGTACTTTTAAAATAAAAACAGTGCCTACTTCTAGTAGTTTTACAGTAGAGCTATCGGCTGCAGCTACTAGTACGGCTACTAGTTCTAGTGTATCTAATGGTGTAAAGCTTGGTGACAACTCAGAAGGAGAGATAGATTACGAAACTTCGTATGTGTATACATTTGTCTCTGCATATGGGGAGGAAGGGCCTCCTTCTCCAGCTTCTACTGTTATAACTACTGACGATAACATGACTATAAACATAACCCAAATGGAGACTAGCACTACTAAGTCAAATTCAAACTTTGGTACAGGTGCAAAGAAACGCATATACAGATCGAACACAGGTTCTAATACTACACAGTTTCAGTTTGTAGGAGAGGTAGCTATGGCAACTGCTAGTTTTGTAGACTCTTCTAAAAACAGTGAGCTAGCTGAAGTCATACCTTCTACTACTTGGATTGCTCCACCAGACGATGATGCTTCATTGTATCCTGATGGCCCTATGAAAGGTCTTATACCAGTGCAAAACGGTATTTTTGCTGGTTTTACTGGTAATCGTGTTTGTTTTAGTGAACCGTATCAACCCCATGCATGGCCCGCTGATTATAGAATAGGTATAGAAGAACCCATTGTAGGTATAAAAGCTACGTCGAATGGTCTTGTAGTCACTACTACTAGCACCCCTTATCTAGTAACAGGTAGTGATCCCTCAGCTATGGTAGCTATAAAAATAGAAACAGCTGAAAAATGTATGAGTAGAAGATCAATGGTGGATATGGGTCAATATGTTGTCTACGCTAGTCCGGACGGACTGATAGCTGTGACAGGGGCTACGGCACAAAACCTTACAGAACGTCTAATAACACCAGCGCAATGGCAAGCTGACTATTACCCTAACACTATAGAGGGTTTTTATTGGCAAGGTAGATACGTTGGTTTCTTTAATACTGGTTCTGGCTTTGGTGGGTTTATATTTGACCCTAGAGATGACGGGTCTCTTGCTCTTACAAACTTAGAAGCAAGCGCTTTGATAAGAGGGGGTTTTACTGACCCAGATGACAATGAATTATATTTGATTATAGGAAACAAACTTAAAAAGTTTCAAGGTAGTGGCACTAATTTAAGTTATAACTGGAAGTCAAAAGAATTTTATACCCCTCGTCCTGTAAGTTTTGGATTTGCAAGAATAGATGCAGAGGCTTACCCTGTATCTTTTAAAGTGTACGGGGACGGCAGTGTTATCTACCATGCTACGATAGCCACAAGTGGCAATGCTTTTAGCGTTACGGGTACTACACCTAGTTTTAGTGCTACAGATATACCCGATACTATGGTTCGACTACCAGCTAGTGTGCATACTAAATTTGCAATAGAAATATTAGCTGACAAGATTGTAAACGAAGTCTGTATAGGGGAGAGCATTGAAGAGTTAAAAGAGGCGTAATGAGTACTAAACTACCAGCCCTTAAAAACATACCACCTAAAACAGATAGAGAGTTAAAGGTAGCTCTTGATGCTATAAAAGAATCTTTAGAAGTAAGGCTTGGTCAGCGTGGAGACCCTTTAGATAGAGCAGTAACTCTACGAGAGTTAAAAGATTCTGGTATTGTAAAGGTACCAAACAGCACAGTTGGCGCTACTGAGGGTATCACACCGCCAGATGATGGTGAGCCAGGCGATTTTAGTACTCCACCTTCCCCAACATCTCTAACAGCAAGCGCAGCCTTTACTAGTATCATACTTAAATGGAACAAACCTTCTTATGGCAATCACGGTTTTACAGAGATATGGAGATCAGAAGCTAATTCTTTAGGCGGGGCGCAGCTTATATCTACCGGTGGGGGTCAAATATATACAGATGAGGTTGGCTATAATAAAACTTATTTTTATTGGGTAAGGTTTGTTAGTGTTCAGAATGTACCCAGCGTATTTAATGATACCGAAGGTACGTCTGCAACAACTGCAACAGACGTAGGTGCGGTTATGCAAAGTCTTAGTGAAAGCCTACAAAACTTACCTGGATATAGTACTTTAACAACTTTAATTGATACTGAGTCAGCTGTTGCTGCTAGGGTAATTAAAAGTAGTAGTGCGCCTACTACAAGAGCAGATAGCTCTGCTTTGCAAGCAAACGATATATGGTATGACACTGATGATGGCCAAGTGCACACACGTAATGGTGCTAACGATGCTTGGGTGGCCGCTAGAGATGCTACTTTAGTAAATTTATATGGTAGCACTAGTTATACGGGTAGCACTATTACCGGGGCTATGGCAGCTGCACAAGCTGATATTGTTACAGTTACTAATGCTCAAAGTTCTACAGCTTCTAGCTTAAGTAGCTTAACTAGCACAGTAAATACAAACACGGCTAATATAGCTACAGAACAAACAACAAGAGCTAATGCTGATACAGCCTTATCTACAGATATAACTAACCTAACTGCTGTAGTAGATGTAAAAAACCAAACCTTTGTACAAACTAGTGCGCCTACAGCCATAGCAGCTGGAGACCTATGGATAGATTCTGATGATGATAACAAGTTATATAGAGCTACTGGCGCAGGAAATTCTAATTGGGTAGTTGTAAGAGATACAGCAAATGATGGCAAAGCAACAATATTTACCCAAGACGCTGTCCCAACTTCAGGTGTTAAAAAAGGAGATATTTGGTTTGATACTAATGATAGTAATAGACAGTATCGTGCCGACTCCGATGGTTCAGATCAGATTACATCCGGGGAGTGGGAAGAGGTACGTGACGTTACTACCCAAGCAGCTCTAACTAGTGAAGCTTCAACTAGAGCAGCTGCAGATACTGCTAATTCTACTGCAATTACTAATCTAACCGCTACCGTAAATGCAAAGAATCAAACTTTTGTACAGAACAGTGCGCCTACCGCAGTGGCTACTGGTGACCTTTGGGTAGATTCTAATGATGAAAATAAACTATACAGATGGGATGGTAGTTCGTGGGTCGTTGTCCGAGACACAGCAAATGATGGTAAGACAACTGTGTTTACACAAACAAGCCAACCTACTGCAGAAAACACAGGTGATATCTGGTTTGATACAGACGACAGTAATAAACAATATCGTTGGGATGGTTCTAACTGGGTAGTAATAAGAGATGTTTTAACTCAGGCGGGTGTAACAACTGTACAAAATGCTATAGCAAATGGTACGTCTGCAGAGGCAGGGTATGGAGTAGCAGTAAACGCTAATGGTGCTGTAGCAGGTATGTATATTATGGCTAACAGTTCTGGTGATATGCAAAACAACAGCTCTACTACCAGCATAGTATTTGAAGCAGACCAGGTGGTAATACGTGATTCAAACTCTGGTGGTACAAACATTCAACCTTTTACTGTACTAACGAGTACAGACTCAGATGGCAACGCTCCAGGGGTATATATAAATTCAGCTTTTATAAAAGATGCTGCAATTTCTGCTGCACAGATAGATAGCTTAAGTGCTAATTTAGTAAATGCAGTTGCAATAGATGCTGATTCTATAACAGCAGGTACTTTAGATGCTGCTCGTATGGACGCTTCAGTTATAGTAGCAACTGATTTATCTACCGGTGGTTCAACAACTATTAATGGTGACAACATTACTACTGGTGGTATGAGTGCTGATAGGATTACTTCTGACCAGCTCAACTCAGCTAGGATTAATGTAGACACCCTTAACGTAAAACATTTTGACAATGTTAGTTCAGATATAAAATCACACACTGGTTCTTTTGTTCCGCTTGGAGTAGAAGCTAACGTACAGTCTTGGTCGGGTACTTACCCTGGCTCAACTATTGTTAGTTCAGAAACTAGTTCGGTAGTTAATATAGGTTGCACCACTTCAAATGTTAGGAACAATGCTAAGTATAGGGTTGTTTATTCTGCTGTTCTTGGGGATGTAAGAAAAGGAACAATACAATATAGCTTTGATAACAGCAACTGGACTAGTCTTTCCCCTACAGTTAATGCAGACGCAGGTACTTATAGGACTTATGTATTTCTATGGGACGGACAAATAACAGGTATGAGCTCATCACAAAGCACGGTATATTGGAGGATAACTTGGAACGTAATAGGCGGACAAGTAAATAGTACTTACCAAGCTTTATACGTTACTATGGATAATACACAATAATGAATTACACAGTTTACACAACATCTAGCGGAGAAGTAATTTGTACAGGCTCTATAAACTCAAATGATTTAAACCTTGTATATAAAACAAGTGACCAAACGGTTGTACAAGGAACCTATCCTCCAGGCCAGTTTAAGTTTGTAGATGGCAAACCAGTAGCTATAGAGGAAGACCCTTTAGACTATGTAAGGTCACACAGAACTAGTTTATTAAAAGACTGTGATTGGACGCAGTTACCTGATAGCCCTTTAACATCTACAAAAAAAGCAGCTTGGGCTACGTATAGACAAGCATTACGTGACTTACCCGCCTCTACAGACGACCCAATTATTTGGCCAACCCCCCCAAATTAAGGTAATATATACACATGGCGTACAAAAAGAAAACAACCAGAAAGAAACCAACACGTAAAAAGTCTCTTACTAAAAGACAAGAGGCAAGTATGAAAAGGCATTCTAAACACCATACTGCAAAGCACATGAGGTACATGAGAAATCTTATGATGAAAGGTTCTACTTTTAGAGCTGCACATAAAAAAGCTCAAAAAGCTGTAGGGAAATAATGTACGAGTATAAATGTAACATAACCAGAGTGGTAGACGGCGACACAGTAGATGCTGAGATAGACTTAGGTTTTGATATAGTTTATAAATCCCGTGTCAGACTATATGGGATCGACACACCAGAATCACGAACAAGAGATTTAGATGAGAAAGCTAGAGGAAAGTTAGCTTCTCAGTTTTTATCTACAAGTATTTTACACGCTGACAATTTAGTCATACAAACAAAACTAGACAAGAAAGGGAAGTTCGGTAGAGTTCTAGGCGTTATCGTTGCAGATGACGTAGACTTAAACCAAGCGCTTATTGATAATTATCTTGCTGTTGCCTATACAGGCCAAAGTAAGGATGATATAGAAGCACAACATTTAGCAAACAAGGAGGAGCTGTTAAAGCTTGGCAAATATGAAGAAGTTATTAAGTAACATAATCGGGAGCGTAGCTCCAACACTGGGCACCGCACTAGGTGGTCCATTAGGTGGCATGGCAGGGGATGCTATATCAAAAGTTCTTGGGTGTGATAATGACCCCGTGTCATTGGAGAAAGCAATTGCAACTGCTACACCTGAACAACTATTAGAAATTAAGAAGGTAGAGAAAGAGTTCGAAGCTAAGATGAAAGAACTTGATGTTGATATATACAAACTAGAAACACAAGAAAAACAAGATGCACGAAAGACTTTTAGTAAAGACTGGACTGCAAGAATAATTGGTATAGCCATGGTTGGTGGTTTCCTAGGTTAT